GACTTGAACTTAATAGTCCACTAGGAACGTTTGAAATTCCTGAAAATACTACTTGCGCCGATCCACTAAATAAGCCCGGCTTATTTGAAATATTATTAAAATCGACCTGTTGACTCGAACTAATTAGATTCGATGGTAATGTAGTTCCCGGAACATAACTTGCAGATAGCGCATACAACGCATAACTTGAATTACTGTCCTGAATTTATGAAAATCGCCCCAAATATGATTTGATAATGGGATTAACCCTTGAAGTAAAACGTTCATTTGTTCTTGAAGGTCAGTCCAAATAACTAAGTCATAAGTTATTCTTACATAATCGGGAATATCTACGAGATAATATTCGACTGATTCTTTTGCCAGATATTGACCTGCAACTTTATCGAATTGCATCCCTGAATTTTTATAAGGAATCATTCGTTGCTTCGGAAATGCTATTGAATTACCTCCCCAAACTTGACCACCTAATGTTGCAATTCGATCATCCTTTGCAATATCACCCCTTTTAATTATAATCAACGGAGACTGAACCTTTTTCATGTTGTCCCGCAAATAACCATGCGCCCTTACTTGTGACCATTTTTCACCGTTAGCAAACATAACCGGGACTGGAATCGAAACTTCATTTTCAATTACCATCGGTTTCCAATTGTTTTGAATTTGGAAAAACACGGCAAAATCGATATCATACAAATTTACCTTTGGAACCTTTACAGTATCATTGTCCCTACGCATATTGGTTGCGCGGTTAAATGAAGTAACGGTTCTGCCGTCTTGGTTAGGCTGGATATGAGGGTTTGACAATGGTTATAAATTCCTTGGTATGTTTTGAATTTTAGTGATTCCAGAACGAACCTCGACTAAGTTAAGGTTAGACACTCTGGTTAAGTGGGTTGAACATTTAACCGAAATATTATACCCGAATTCATAATTGCTTCTTCCTTCGGTGACAATCGGTAACGTTTCAGGGTTCCTTCCGAACCAAAACTGATTTTCGTTGGTATTGTCTATTTCGTAATAATTTGCGTTGAATTGAATTATATCCCCTTCGGCTGGTACTATGTCATAATCTTTGAGATCGTCGCGTAGGAACGAAAATACGACGTTCTGGTTGACATTCATGCCTGTATCCTGATCGTCCATCGTGACATCTTCTTTCGATACCAAAGTGAACAGTCGAATCGGATTAAAATAAACCTTTTTGGAACTTTCCCCGTACATCGTGATTTCGGTATCGTTAAGGCTGAGTTTATAAAACGCCACTTCCACCGAAATAACCTTGTTGATTACTTCCTTGGATATGTGTTTTAAAAATAATGCATCCCTGCCAGTGCCAAATCGCGCCAAAATTTATTTATCCCAATTTATCTGCGTTTTGTATTAAATAAGTTACTTGATTTTTAGAAATAGTCGGAAATTTTTTATTGATTGCTGCTATTAATTTGGCTGGATTTGTTTTTACCAATTGTCGATTTGAATAAATAAATAATTCCAATTTACGTTTAGCAGATGTTATTGGTTGACCATGTAATTTAGGTTGTGCCTCATTCAACATTGACTTAGTAGTTTTCTTAACAAAATGTTCTACGATTTGAATTTGTCTTTTGGTCGGTTTCATATAAGTCCTCTTTTTCCTGATGCTGAAAAACTTCTTACCATTTCATTGATTTGAAGGGCAGAACGGTTTAGGAATGTTTCTACTGGTTCTAATTTTTTTGTTCCCATCCAAACATGACCTTCTTTTAAAGTTAACGGAGCATTTGGATATTTAAGTCTCATTGAATGGCTAAGATTGGTGAACCTCGCCTTTTGACTTTCAGTTAAGACCGTTTTCTTTTCTTTTTCGGCTTCTGGAATTTTTCCAAAAAATCTTTCATAATTTTCTTTTAAGTTCATATTTTTACATCCGTATTGTTTTTATTGGAATGATTGGTTTTGGACAAGTATCTATTAATATCGGATCGAACTGGTAAATGGAATCCAAATATTGATCTATTTGTTTGTCTGCGCATTCAGTTTCAACTCGTTTAATTAAATATAGGGTAAAGCATTTATTATATTTTCCGGTATATCGGACCTCTACCTCATCTTCACTATTCATGTAAACCTCAAAGGTTCCGACGTGTTTACTGTCTTGTTTATCCTTCGGGTTCGTAGAAAACAATAAAAATATTGATAATAGTGTTATTTTCATAATATAAATTGGTAGAAGGTTAAATCACTTAATATAAATTTTTAAGGGTACAAACTTCAATTGTGTTTGAAGGTTTTCGGATACTGCTGTTTTTCTTTCCAACTGTGCCTGAAACCCCATCGAATCCAATACTTCTTTCAATTCAGTCATCAACGCGTCCTGTTTTTCCTTTCCGGCTGAAATTAAATCAGCACCATTCAAGGTTACTTCACCGTCAGGGATAGGAATAGAAGCAAATTTATTCCTGATATAGCCTAGTGTTTCAGTTACAAGCGCAAGAGAGTATCTACGAATCCACTGTCTTCCAATTTCATTGATATATTTGAAAGTAATGGTTTGGTAAGGAATATTTGAAATATCACTTATCCTCCCACCTAAGTCATCGCCAATATTAGCTGGACTTGCATCTTTATCGAGGGTATAATTGAACCAAAGTCGCATGGTATCGGTAGGAATTGGAAAAATTCTAAGCCTGTTTCCGGTCAATTGAAATGAATATCCACTTTTCCGGATTAAATCATTAAATTCGACTGCTTGCATCCTCAAAACATCATGGTAAAGCGGCATCAATAAATAGTTTCCCGGAACTGAATAACTTGACCAACCAAATTGAGACATCATTTCCTGCGAACCAAATCCTGCTCCTAATGTTGGATCGAGTAATCTGGATAATGCAGGAGTATTTTCATGAAATATTCGCCGAATGACAAATTGATCAGTAGCAAATGAACCTTCTTCAATATTGGTATCACGGATTAAATCATAAACTTGTTTATTTGGGGTTAAAGTTATCGAACCTGTATAATAAGTTTGGGTTCCGCCCGCGCCTACTTCTGTCCCGTATGCTTTTGCCAATTTAAAAATTCCGCGAAGGGTTTGGGGAACATATTTTTGAGCAAGGTTAACTGAACCAGTCGGTTGGCCTTGTAAATTAATTAACTGATCACGTGCCTGATAATAATTTAATTGCGCGCCGTATTCATTTACTGCTTCTTCAAATGCAGCATAAAAGTTTACCTCTTGAAGTTCTACGTCCATGATCGGAAACCCTAATCGTAGGGCTGCCCATTTTGCTAATGATTCGGCCTCGTCCTGAAAATCGGGATCGTTATCGTAAAATCCAAAAGGCGTAAAGGTTAATGGAAAAAAACTTCCTGAACCTTGCCAGATTTCTATATTAGGTGAATATGACGGCATAACTTATAATTATCCTATTATTTCAAAAAACCGTTACTTGTTCAACGGTTAAGTTCTTCGTAAATAGTACCGTTTGCGCTTCTATTAAAATTGGGCTTCCTTGTGAACCAGAAACAGGCAAGGTTACGATTATTGAAGGCTGCGAATATGAACCAGTCGAAGCAAATTGGATGTCATCTAACGGCATATTAGGTTCCTTGGGTTAATAATGCTCTTACCGTAATATTATTCGGAAGAGATGTTGCAGTATAACGAATGTAATTCCCAACAGTATCTTGTGCTGCTGACCAACTATTCCATGTTACTGCGTCAGTAGAATATTCCCATGTCCCGTAAGCGACAGAAGTAATATCATCATCATGGATCATCAAACCGTTTGAGACATTGAATAGTCGAATCCGCAAATTAGGAATGTTACTTCCCCAACTTTGTGCTTGTCTCCATGCAAATACACGATTTGTTGCTGATGAATAAGTCAATGAAGGTTCATAGTGATAATCCTGACTTCCATCTTCATACACTGCTGCTATTGAGTATATTTTTGTAGGCAAACATAGGTCAGATAATGTTTCAAGTTCTATCTTGAATTGAATATGCGTTCCCGGAGTTTGTCCCGTTAAATCAAATGAACTATTTAATTCAGTCCAACTACCTGAATTGTCATCTATTCCAGATGTTCTACAATACAACTTAAAGGCATCTGTACTTGCACCTATCGAATCTCCGCCTTCATTTTCTTTGTTTGTAACGTATGCTCTATATAATTTTTGAGCGTTTAATGTTGTTAACTTAGGCGTAATAACATATTGATTGGAAGCCGCTGCATACGACCAGTCTGCTCCAAAAGCGGGATATATGTGCATTACGTTAATACCAGCGGTCACTGATGCCGGAATTGTAAATAATATACCATCTTCCGTCCATATATTATGCGGAAGAACCCTAGCTGATATAGTCATAGCAGCATCAGCACTTGTGGTGCTTGATTTTAGACGACCTAAATCGGGAATAATATATTTTTCAAACTGACTTGCATCTGTTTTATATGGTGTTATGTGCATTCTAAATGGAGCGGCGGCCGTAGATATTACCAACCTATCCATCGAACTTGCGTAATCTACCTGACCCAATGCGGCGGATAATGGATATGTGGTAGAACTTCCGACGGGAACTTCAACCATTGCATCTGTTAAATGTCCAGTTCCGCCGTTTGTAATATCAGTTACCGCGCATCTATACACACGAGAAATCGTACAAAACCAAAAAGATTTTATACCTGATGCCGCTCCATGTGATACAGTAAAAACCCTTCCATTATGAGCCAATGCAATCGTCCCAGTCGTCGTTGCTTGTCCTGTTCTAAACGCAAACGCACTTGTGGTTGCGCCGGAAGCAACTGTAAGTGCTGCTCTTAGGTTGAATTTATAAATTCTAGCAGTTGTTGTTGCATCTGCATTTAGAACATACCCTACGTGTTCTGTTTTACTAACTTCGTCATCCATTCCTATTCCGTATGCAGCCTGATTATTGTTACTGGCAGCATCCTTTAAAAAGTATATTGCCCTAACATTATCTGTTGCTGATGCCTCGGCTATACTCGTGTTTCCTGTAAATACGCTTGGATTTAAGCCTTTAACTAAAAATAATCCTCCGTTTGCTGGTGTAGCGTTTGTGCAAACATAGGCAATTCTAATTTCTTCTGCAACATAAGGAGTACCATTTGTAACATTAACATTTTGGTCTATTGTTAATGCCGTATTACTGCCGATCGCCGTGATATTATACCAAGTAGAAACCTGTGTTGGGTCAGTTGTTCCAAAACCTATTCTTGCACCTACTGCAAGTCCCTCGGTCGTGAATTGCGTTCCACTTCCAGTTATAAAAGTTGTATTCGGACATTCAACACTTCCAGTAGTATGTTGATACACTAAACCACGGACTGATCTTGAAGTTTTATTACCTGCAATACCTGAAAAATTTAAAAGAATTGAACCTACTAAACTTGCTGCTTCGGATTGTTTATCGTACTGGTACATTACAATACGTCTTGTTGCGGCGGCGGCAGCGATGTCTGCTGTAAAAATCCAAAAATATCTATCAGACCATTGATAAACGTGTGGGTATGTAGATGTAAATGTAGAAACTTCCGGTAAACTCACACTCAACGTATCCTTTAAGCCAACATACGATTGACTTCCAGAATACTGTTTGAATAAATCGCCTATTGAAGTTAAACTTGACGTGTAACTTGTTAAAGAACCTGTCGGCCCGTTGAAAATATGTTCTACTGCTGCTTTCATATACTTTGTAAATCCATGAAAAAGGTTAAATCTGTTATATAAGTTGACGATTGACTAACTGAAAATTCAATCAAATCGTTTGCGTTTAATGAAGTTGTCCAACCTGTCAATGTCGTATCAATACTTGAACTTGCACTGGTTAAGTTATAATTTCCAAGTAAAGTTCCATCTCGTTTGACGTTTAAATTAATAGTTCCTGCTAGATTTGCGATACCTCTTAATTTTGTTATATTTGAATTATAACCTATATGCTTGAAACCTTTACTTCCTTCGGTTATATAAGTATCTTCTGTCTTGATTCTTATTCCGATGGTCTGAACATTTGTCCCACCACCACCACCATTTAAAGCGTATGATGCTGTTATAGCATAACTTGCTGATGGAATTGTAGTCGGTTGGTTCTGAATTGAATTATAATCTACCTGAGCGGAACCGGAAACCAATGTTTTATTTTCAAACGTAGAAATTCTAGCTTGAAACGAACTTGATACATTACCAAAAGCACCGCTAACTTCGGTCTTAATTGCGTATGATCCAGTGTTCGATTCGAGGCGATTGATTAATGTGTTTGCCGAAGAGGTAAATGAGAATAGACTTCCTGTTATATTTTCGAGACGGTCGATGCGTTGATTTGTCGATCCAGAAAACACATTCAAAGGTTCAATTTTTGAAGTAACTGAACCCGAAATGTCAGATGCAAGTTGATTACTAGACGATAATAATCCAGTACCTAATCTATGATATCGAGTATCATAACTAGAAGTTAATTGGTCACTTCCACTTACAATATTCGACGGAATAGAACTGATTTGATTATAAATAACTTGACTTGAACCTGAAAGTAAAGTCGGTTTATTTATTATTCCGACAAAATCAACTTGTGCGCTACTACTGAAAAACCCTGCACTCGATGAAATTAACCCGGAAGGCAATTGTGCAGAAGAAGAAAATAAAGTTTTACCTTCAATGACCCCGATTCTATTCTGAAATGAACTTGATACGTTTGTAAATGCTCCACTAACTTCTGTTTTAAGTGCATAGGAACCTGTTGCCGATTCAAGTCGGTTGACTAAGGTACTGATTGAACCTGTAAACGTGTTGTAACTTGCAGTAGCACTTTCAATTCTGTCTAACCTTGTATTGGCTGAACTTGTGAATGAAAATAAACTTGAAGTTACTTGTTCTAACCGTTGAACCCTTGTTTGAATTGAACCCGAAAAGGTATTTAACGGCTCAATCTTAGAAGTAACTGAACCTGAAATATCACTTGCTAGTTGCAAGGAACTTGAAACTAAGTTTGAACCTTTGCGTTCATATCTTACATCATAAGAACCTGATAACTGATCGGAACCAGAAACAAGGTTTGGTAACAATAAATTAATCTGTTGACTTGAACTTAATAGTCCACTAGGAACGTTTGAAATTCCTGAAAATACTACTTGCGCCGATCCACTAAATAAGCCCGGCTTATTTGAAATATTATTAAAATCGACCTGTTGACTCGAACTGATTAGATTCGGCGGTAATGTAGTTCCCGGAACATAACTTGCAGATAGAGCATACGTCGCATAACTTGAACTTACTGAATAAGAACTTGAAATTGAACTATTACTCGATCCCGAAACATACGATGCAGTTAGGGCATATGATGCCGTCGGAATCGTAGTCGGTTTATTCTGAATTGAATTATAATCTACTTGACTCGATGCGCTTATGAACCCGTTAGAAGATGAAAGTATTCCAGAACCTCTTAATTCATACCTAGAATCATACGAACTTGTAAATTGCTGGCTTCCGCTTGCTATGCCATCAGGAATGTTTTGAAGTTGGGAATAATTTACCTGAGTTGACCCCGAAAATAAGGTCGGCTTATTGATTATCCCGACAAACTCAACTTGTGAAGATGCACTTAGAAACCCATTACTTGAACTTAAAATTCCTGTCGGAATATTTGATAGTTGTCCGTAAGTTACTTGCTGCGAAGATGAAAATAATCCAGTACCTAATCGATGATATCGCACATCGAGGCTACTTGTAACCTGTTCACTTCCGCTTATTACATCTGTCGGTAATAAATTTTTTATTTGTTGAGAACCAGATACAAGTGTCTTAGATTCGATAGTAGAAACTCTACTTTGAAACGAACTAGATGCTTGGCCGAATGCTCCACTAATTTCGGTAGATATTTGTTGGGAAGATGATAAAAGGTTTGAACCTTTCGATTCAAATACGCTAGATAATTGATTTGAACTGGAAACGGTTCCATCAGGTAAATTATCTTTTACTTGCTGACTTGATGATATAAATCCATTTGACGATGAAAGTATTCCAGCCCCGCGTAATTCGTACCGCAAATCATAGCTTCCGGTCAATTGACTTGACGCAGAAACAATATTATTTCCCCTCAATTCAAAAACAGAACTTAATTGGTCTGAACCTGAAATAAGACTCTTATTTTCAAAAAAGTTAATCCGTTGACTTAGCGATTCAGATACAGATGTAAATGAACCTGAAATATCAGAAGAAATTTGATTTGAACTGGAAACGACATTATCTGGTAATATAAACTCGCCGCCATCATTTCCTTTTGGCCCTTGCGGCCCCGGTTCGTAAATTCGTACTACTTCAATAGAAGGATCATCGTTTATAAGGTGAACATCGGTTCTACTTTCCTCATAAACATTTATCTTTATATTTTCTTCGTCAAAAATGCGAACCTTGTCATTATTAGCCAATGGTTGTGACCTCTTTAAGAAGTTTAACCTTTCCAGAAATCAACTCTTTAACGTATTGGGTTACACCTGAACCGCTGTAAATTTCAATATCGATAAACGCCGTATCAAAATTAAATTGACTACTTGAAAATGCACTGATTTTCATCCCGATGCTTCCGCTTGAACGGGGCAAAATTACAGAACCGGAGGTAGGGGTTAAATTGAACCCCGTACCATCTGGCTGTAACGAAGAACTAAGGGTACAATAAATGGCGGCATTTTGCCCGTAACCTGCTTTTATTTGACTCCTAACTTCATAACCAGTTAAGTCAAAAGGTTCGTTGTTCGGATAATATTCAAATCTCCGTTCAAAGGTTTTTCCCTGCTTGATTATGAAAGTGTAAGATGACAATTAACATTCCTCTGATTCTGGGTAAATTTCTTTTAATTTAGTGTACGCTTGTTGATAAATGTTAAGGTTAGATTCTAAATCCAAATCAAAAATAAATTCAAACCAATTAACTGGGCTGACTCTATTTTTTCTTGCAATCTCATCCCCATAAACAAACACATTGGCTTTATTTTCTAACCTTGTTGTCCACATGGTAATAAGATCATTCGAATCAATCATCGGTTCCAAGTATTCATAATCAACATGTGCGGTCGTCACAACTGCTACACGCAAATATGCCTCTTCCAAAACTGACTTATCCGGAAGTTCAAATTGTTTTATTTTTACTGCCATATTATTCTACGTCTTTTTTGCTTTTTTTCACCAATGGTTTAATTTCTTCTTCCACTTCAATAGGTGGTTCTGCCACTATTGCTACCGGAACCAATGGTTTTGGCGTTTCAACTTTAACTTCTTCTTTTACAACTACTGATTTTGGAGCATCTTGTTGATGTGCTTTCCATTTTGAATTTTGATTGTTTCTTGACATTGTTTTATCCTTTATTTTAATAATAATTTTTGTTTATTTATCTTAATTCAACGCCTTTCGCTGTTGGGACTTTGTATTGTATTCGTGTAATGGTTTTTTTAGAAGCATCTCCCCTAAATGAATTTCCCATAAATCCAGATTTTAAATCATTTTTACCAACAGTTAATATTTCACCATCATACTCTACGGTCATTCCCGGTTTAAGTTTTGATATTGGAATAGTTGTTCTAACTATATTTGAGTTTGCTTCGCGAATTATTCGTTCAACCATTGATTTAATTTTGTCTGATCGCATATTTTTTTATCCTTTAATTTTTTAATAATTCTAATACTTCTTTTACTGCTACGTGACGGTGATTTTCGGTTAAATTAATAATAGATACGTATTTGGAACCGCTTAATCGCTCAATATCCCATATAGCACTGTCACTTTTATTTTTCAAATCTATTTGTTCTTTATCACCACAAAAGATCATGATCGAACCTTTACCCAATCTTCCTAGTGCCATTCTTAACTGTGATTTATTAAGGTTTTGGGCTTCGTCAATAATACATACTGCATCCGAAAAACTTCTGCCTCGAAAATGTGATAAGGCAACTAATTCGATATCTCCGGTTGTTTCCATTGTTTTCAATTTTTCTGGCTTATTATAAACCTTTCGCATGTTATCACGGATAGGTACAAGCCAAGGTTCCAATTTTTCTTCAAGAGTTCCCGGCAGGAATCCATTGTCCTCCGTCCCTATTGTTGGGCGACAAATAACTATTTTTTTAACTTCTTTCTTGAAAAATAAATCCAAAGCAATTTGCGTTGCTAATAAAGTTTTTCCTGACGCAGCCGCACCATTTATAAATGAAAATGGTGTTTGTAAAATTTGTTCCTTTGCTTTTTTTTGCTCTTCACTTAATTGAATATCATACTTAATCGTTTTTTCACGCTCTTCTTTAATCAAGTGTTATCCCTTTATTTGGTTTATTATAAATATCCGAGTATAAACAAAAAACTAACGCTAAAATATTATAATTTTTAATATTTCGTTGTCGATTTGGAGAAAATACATTCCGGACGGTAAATTGGTGACATCGATGATATTATTAATAATGATCCCTGATCGTTTCAATTGACCCGAAAAATCGGTTAATTTAAATTCAGTTGTTGTGTTGCCTACTATGTTCAATAAATCATGAACTGGGTTCGGAAACACTGCCAAAGTGGTTGGAAATTGGCTCGGAGTAGTAAATGTATTTATGGCAGACCAATTTGAGCAATTAGTTTTAACTTTCCACTGATACGTAGAATTAGTTTCAAATCCATAAAAATTTACAGTCGGGTTCGTAAAACTCGATCCAACCGTAAAAAAATTGTTTGAGTTTGGAAATTTCAACGCGATCTGGTACGATGTTGCGCCTACTACTGAATTCCACGAAAAAGTCGCCGAGGTACTGGTTAAATTAGTTATTTGAAGAATTGTTGGAGGTTGACATGGATTATTATTCAAAGTTGTAAACTGGACAATTGTCGAATAAATTGGATTGCAATCAGGTCGAACCTTGACTTGATAAATTGCACCAACCGTAAGATTGGACAAATTTAAGAATGTCGCCGGAATGCCTGAATATTCAATCCAATACACTGCCGAAGCCAATTTATATTGAAGGCTGTATGTTTGAGTACCTGAAACAACAGGCCAATTTATTTTCGCGGATGTGTGTGTTATATTTGTAACAGTAACATTCGTAATAATTGGGCAAGCTGGTGGATTTGCTTGGAGTGTCGTAAATGACTGTACCGATGAGAATACTGAGCAATCTGTTTTTATCTTCCAATTATATTGAGTAGAAGGTTCCAGTCCGATTAAATTATAAGTAGTTGAGGTTAAGTTCGTAATAATATTCCATGTTGAATTTGTGGATTTTTTCCAGTGCAATTCGTAAACTGCCCCGCTAATAGGATTCCAATTCAATTGTGTCGTGGAAGATGTTATATTTGTACTGTTCAAATTAGTAGGAGCAATCGAACTTCCTGACAAACAACTTGCATTGTTGTATTTTTGACGAATCCAATTTCCCGGAACCAGCCCGAACCCATTATTGAAATTTATTCCGTATTGAGTCAAATGGCAATATGACATAATCGTTCCACCATTGATAGGAGTCGGGCCGGGATTGCAATTTCCTTCTGGGGAATAACAATTATCTAAGGGGCCAGTTGACCAGTTACATGAATGGGTGTGCCATGAACCAAAATTATGACCCAATTCGTGAGTCACAACCTCAACTGACCACGAATAGGTCGGAACATTCTGAAATGATGTTTGAATGGCTGAAACACCACACGCATAATTTTTAAAGCAAAGGACGTCCACATAGGCAATACCACCACCCAGACTTCTGGTTGTCAATAAATGGGCTAAGTTTCCATTAAAATTGCCGTTCAAAGTAGTCCTGAATTTATTCAATACCGAACCTATATTCGTAAATGGAATATATGGATCAGGAGTGTTCCAAACTTTTATTTGAGAAATTTGAACGTTTATTTGTTCGTTCGCATATAACAATGCTATCTGATTGAATAAAGCAGTAACATAATTCACTGTGTTTTGGATCGATGAACCGTTTTCTTGAAAAAGTTTGTAATCCGCTTCAAAGTAAATTTGAACAGTCCGACATGTTAGCAGATTTGCCTCTAAATTCGTTTCTAAGCCACTTTGTTGGGGAGAATCGTCATCAGTATAGCAACCAGTAGTAAAATGTCTCTGAGGCTGTATTTTGAACGTTTTAAGCCCATCGTTGAATACTTCCAAACTGTCATAAATGAGAATAAAACTTTTTCCGAAAACAGAAAGGGCTGCGTTCTTAGTTTTGTCATGATAAAATTTTCCGACTTGAACCTTTCGATCCGTTGATTTTGAATCAATTACTGAAAACTCTGGCGATGTGATTTCGACTTGTTCAAAGTTAAACGTTGAACCGTTTACGTGAAATCGGTTACTGCTCGGAAGTGATTGCAGTTGGGTTAAATTTACCTTGTTTTTTTGAAATAATTGCCCAAAACAAGAAAATGGTAAAACAGTTAGGATTAATAAATAAATCAGTTTCATCGGGGGGATTCTCCTTTTTACTTATAAATATCCAATAAAAAACCCACGACCGTTTTTCAACAGAAGTGGGTAATGTAAGCAGCATGTTATAGTTGATTAGAACTTTATTTCTTCCAAATACACATCTTCGGGCGAATATGTCACGGTTACCGATTCACAAACACGGAAATCATAACATTCTGAACTGCCCATTAATTCATACGCTAAGTTGGAGAAATAGTCTGAAATTGCAGATTCATCAGTTGGATCAAGTTCAGGAAACAAATCAGGATGGTCTTCCACATATTCAAGTAAAACCCAATCCGACTCACCTTCCATTGAATTACCAACCCCACCTTCGCCATTACAACAACCTGCAAAAAGTTCATTGCAAATTTTGACCAATTTTTCTGCTTCTTCTTTTGTTTCTACGGTTTTGGTTTTTGTTCGATAATTATCGCCGTCATTTTCCCATGACGTGATTTCAAGGGTATAACCTTTACTGATTACTTTCTTTTTCAAGCTCATTGTTTAAAAGTTTTTTAACGTGAACGTTTGGTTTTATTTGCGGATTGTCCCGCTTAAATTTGAAATATTCATTCCCAAGATAATCGCTTATACATTCCCCCACTGCACCACTTCTACATACACCAGCCGTACAATGAATTATCCACTGTTTTTTATCTTTATTGGCAAGGACGAACCTTTTGATGGATTTAGCCATTTCTTCGTCAAATAGGACTTCTGGTTCGATATGTGTCCCGATCAACAGATTATCATCACTTGGATCGGCATCATGGAACCAAAGGTTCAACACGTTCGAATAATCAGATAATATAGGATCAGTGTCATTGAATGACATTCCGATTTTTGGGGAATGAATCGATATAAAAGCAGTAGCCATGAACTGTTGTTCAGTAAAAGATTTAATTTCTTCTTTGAACTTAGCCCTAGACATTATGAAGATGTTATTCATGACCAATAAAGTAAAGTTGAATTGTTCTTTTTGACTTCAACACCATCAGGCAGTTGAATTTGCGAAAGATTAAACGGATGGGTAATTATGTGGTATCCGTTCTTAGTAGGAATTTCGGTGATAACATTAACAGGAACACCACTTTGGCAATTATTAATAGCAGTGTAAAGTTCGCCTTTATTGATATTGAAATCATCTACGTCAACAATCCATCTTTTAATCCCATGACCATTACAAGAATCATGTGCAGAAGAAACTAATGAATATGGCGAATAGCTTTTTGTTTCTAACCTTTCGGTAATATTTTTAAGCATCTTCCAAAGTACCGTTTCATCCCTCTTAGGGTTCAAATTTATATAACACCTAGCATCATAACTGTTGGAAAGGGTTTTCATCGCAGTGGTTAAAAAATTAAACCTTTGTTCCGAACCAATAAACCATTCAGCGACTAATCTAGTTGATTTATCATGCCCATCTTTACTTCGTTGAAGAACCTGAACATGGAATGACATCGGAATGGTGTAAGTATTCCAAACTTCCGTAAGAAGTGGGAGGATTTTATCGAAGTTATCCATTGATGTAGTTTTTTACAGTTGAAATTTCTTGGAGTGTTTTGAAATAGTAGTGTTCTACTGGTTCATCATCGTAATAATACACCATACAATAAAATTCTATTATCAAATGGTCACCTTCCTGAATAATATATTCGATGAAAAATTCATCCATATTCAATTCGTCAAGGTTATCTGAGCTATATTCATAACTCCAATTCGATGAATATGTTATTCCCTCGCACCGAACCAATGAGGGCAATACCGATTTTATTTGTCCTAATGTAAATTCGCTATTGTTCATTTTTACATGTGTTTGGCCGCATTATTCCACACAGCATTTAATGTGAACGATCCTAAATATTCACGCAATTCATTGCATTTCCATAATTCAGGTTGCCAATGAAATGAAATCCACGCATGACAATACGTTTCTGGGTGAATGTAAGGTTCGGTTGACTTTTCCATTCCCTGTTTGAAATGACGTTCAAAATCATCGATTGTACAATTTTCAACGATAAATAACCTAGATTTCATTTGATTTGATTTTTGAAAATTTTATAAAATACCCATGCAATGAAAAGATGTATTGGCAATGAAAAGTATATAGGTAAGTCATCCATTAAAAATAGGATTATACCAATTAGAATACATATAACGGTTGTAGCTCTCATATCGCTTCAATTTGTTGCCAATTGACTTCATATTGACAGTTTTTCGTTTCAAGGTTCTGGATCGTATAAGAGTAATATTCTTCATGATTGAACCTTTCTACGTTTACAGTTAAGATACTCCATTCTCCTTCTTCCCAAGGTTTATTTGACCAATGACGGAACCTTACGATATCACCGATTTCAAACATAATCAGTCTGTTTAATGAATTTGACATTCGTTTGCCACACGGCTTCGATTTTGCTGGAACATTCACGAGATTCGGTCGAAACAAAGAAATGATCTTGTTCGTTTCTGAGGCGGATAGAACACCAACGATCACCGATCAAAACTTCATAAAAAACGTTATTGACTTCCGTATTTTCAATTTTTTCGACAACGGGCATTAACCAGTTCCAATTGCAATGGAATTTTAAATCTTCTGCTGGCCATTCCTTACCTCCCCACCTGTCACCTGTCGGTGAATTCTCGAAACTAAAAAAAAATTGATCAATTACCATATGGCCACGGAGTATGCCGTATAGATATCAACCGCCAAAAAATTTTGTGATTAGTTTAGCTTTTTCTAAAACAATCGTAGTAAGATTACAACAAAAGTATAATAATAATTGAAAAAGTTAATCTATAGATACGAACGGAACATAAAAACCGTCTACGAATCATAGACAGCTACAATCTGCTTA